CTTAATTGAGCAAGTCCAGGACTCTGCTATTAACATTATCCAACCCGTACTCGAAAGAACTATGGTTCTCGCAGCCGAATACGCTACGGCGTGTGGTCGAGATATGGTACTTGGTGAAGATATGGAATATGCCATGAAATATTGTGCCATGAACGAAGTTGGTAAGAAAATGGGAACACATTTCCCGGAAATATATGAAGAATCTTCCGATGAAGAAGACCAGGAAGAAGACATCGAATTTGAAGATGAAGAAATTCCTTTTACACGATACAAGGGACGTGAATATAAGTTTGTCAAAATGAATATGGCGTACGATAATTGGGATGCGTGGGAACCAAAAAATCCGTCAGAATTAATGTTAAAAAATGCTATAGATAGTAATGAACACATCGGAACCAACGGGGTATGTGACGACTTCTGAATATTTTAGATTACGTGATGATGATACAGATTCTGATTCTGATACAGAAACAGATTCGGAATCCGATTCGGGTACAGTACCTATAAATATAGGTATGTTAAAAGGGTATTTAAACCCAAAATATTATAAAGAAATTTTAGTCGAAGAAGATTTACTCCCCGATTAAAATCTCAGGATACTATATATAAAAATGTCTACTGCTGCTGAAACTGTTACGCTCGTCGCTCGTGAACTCGAGTCCCAATCCCTCAACGCCGTCGTTGCCGGCTTCTCATTTGCCGCCGCTCTCTCGTGGATGGACTTGGTGAGATGGTTGGTTAACCAAGTTGTTAAGGTTAACAAGAACGGTGGTATGAACTACACACTTACTGCCTTGTTTACGACGCTCTTGTCCATCTTGGTCTACGTCGGTATCTCTCGTGTTTCTACGCGTGTCCAAAAGCCAACACAACCAATCTTCGCGGTTACTCGATAAGTTTAGGCTTACGCATAACCAATAATAAAAATAAACCGGTTGCGACTACCATAAATATAGATACAAAAGCATCCCATCTACGCGGATCCTCTAGCTCGGGGATACTCATAGGTGGTGGAAGAGAAAAGTCTCGTTCCACTTTAGCAATATTCTCAAGTTTATCAGTAGAACACGTCACTGCGAGTTTAAGTATATGATTCGCATTTCTAAAATCGTATGGTATTAATCGATTGTTACTACTGTAATAAAACTGAACACGTAAACTCGATATCGTTTTTTGTGATCCAGAATCAAAATTGTGTTCAACAGTATCGTCAACACCCGAAAAGTTAATCACATCTCCAGATAGAAGTATACGTCCTGTATAAAATGGTGTTTCGGAAAATACAGTTTTGTTAAATTCATCGGAACCACTACTCAATTTAACTATAATTGCATCGACACCCTGTAAATTAATACTCCCAGTTTCTAAAGTATAAGGCGACGACGTTGTAGACGAAACGTTACTTGCCGGTAAACCTAAAACATCGTATGGTGTCGTGTACCCATTCGTACCAGTAGCGTACCCGTTTACACCCCCGTAAAATTCAAATGTAAACTGTGTACTACCTGTAAACGTTATAGCATTCGTTTCCTTATCAAACACAGCAGATGTAATAACACTAGAGGCTGTTGCGACCGCCTGTGCTAAATCATCACCACTATAGTTTCCTATAGGTATAGTGACCGTTGTTCCATTTATATCAAATTGATTGTTCCTAGAGTGTATGAGGTACTGACTATTATGAATACGCGCTGATATAAGTGATATTTTAGTCACGTCGTAAATAGGGTTTTTTAAGTGTACGACATAATCACCTGGGATTGGGTACAAAACTGGGTCCCGTTCACCACTATCTATGTCTAAGGTGTGTACCTTCATTAAAATATAGGAGCATTATTTTAATGAGTGTAAATCTCATAATTTTTAGTTATTTAAGAAAGACTGTGAACTAATGGGTTACTTGCAAGTTGTCGTCTCGCCGTATCCAAACTCATGTTTGTAGCGTTTGGATTTTCGTGTCCCTTATACGCGTTGAATTTATGATAATCGTTATTTCTATATTGTTGTGTCCAAGCACCATTCGCGGCATTTACTCGACCATCAATTCTCGTTGTATCGGAACGAACACTCGTGACCATACCACCTTGGTTAAGTGCGTCGGCACGAACGTTCATTCGACCTGGACCCGCAGTTCTATTTGGTTTACCACGTCTATCGTCTGGCCTGAAACCATATTTCATAAGTTCTTCGGCAGTGTGTGTCGAGCCATATGTTCTCTTTTCACCGATCTTAGTTGCTGGAGTATTTAAGTATCCACCTATAAAACTTGATATACCTGGAGCTGGTTGATTATTGTACTGATATTGTTCTATAGCACCATCGGCTTTGTTTCGTGTTGGTTCCTGGGCACGTGTAAGTGCAGAAACAGTTCTCTTTGCAGATGCAAAGTTTAATGTATCAGTCCTCGAACCCGTTTCGGATCTATTTGTTGTTCTCTTTGTACGTTCGTGTTCCGCTCTTGGTGTTCTACCAGTCATACCCTGTGCTCTGCCTGCAACTGGGGGGAGACGACCATATAAAAACGCCGTCTTTTCTGGTCTATTGTGTGCAACTTCACCGACAATACCACGTCTACCACCCTTAGCATCAAATGCTGGACCTGACCTACCAGGTAAAGTCGTTAAGCGATACGCACCAACATTCTCTGGATTAACACGGAACAATTGTTGATGACCCCCAAATGCGGGAACTTCTGGTCCAACACCCAAACCTGGACCAACAAGTTGTTTTTCAACTGGTGATAAGTTGTTCATTCGCCCCGCGTCATACATACGATTTCTCATAGACAAGACTTCGCCACCCGAAGAACGTTGTTGTGGTGCAATTTCAGCAAATGAACTCATTTCCTGTTTAGATATATAATTTGGTTCTATAAGTGGTGATATTGGACCCGAATATTCCGTTTGTGAAGCGACTTCCATGTTGGAAAAGTCCGATACAACTTCCGCTTCTTCTATAGTATTACCTTCTACTGTGTATTTTTCGTCTGGTTGACTCAATTTTCTACCGGCATAAACTAAACCGGCTATAGCCATTATAGATATAGGATCAGCCATTCTTATTTCTTAGCGAGATTTTTATTGAGGTATCTTTGCTGAAATAATCCATTTTGCATTTCGGCTCTGGTACTCAATGGTTCGTAGGTTTGTGTTCTAAGTGGTAACTTACACTCGACATTTTGGAGTGGATGAAAGTTTCTTTCATACGTTTTTGCCAAAACTTTATTGAAACGAGATGTGCTTTGTGGTCTGAGTTGATCCGATGTATCGATATATTGTGCTGGCGAACCTTTACCCGCCATGTATGGTGCAGTACCATATAACATAGTGTTTGGTCTATGTGATGTATAGTTAAGGGTACTGGGCTGAGGATATACAAAAACTTCTTCGGTCGCGCAAACAGCGGGAACCGCATGATCTTGAACCACTTTCATTCCTGGTTGGAGTTGATACGCCATTTATTATTACAAAAGATTTTGTTTATGGAAATCGAGTATCTACTACTTTATTATTAAATTGTTTAAAATTAAGGTCCTAACCCAGAACCTCTATGCATACCACTTCTCTTATCCCCATTTGGATCAAGTCCCGCGAACGCCTCGAGTTGAACCCCTCTCGCGTCTGGGTTACACAATCTCGGGTCTTGACGACACGTATTATCTCTTTTTCCATGGATAAATTCGTAATATGGTGTACCACCTATAGATGTATCTGGCATACTTACAAACTGTCTCGATAGTGCGTTTCTTTGATATTCGGGCATAGATGAACGCGAACGAGATGGTCCATATTTTATATCACCTGTTAGAAAATTGTTTACTGGGGTTTTTACGGTTGGGTAATGACACGACTGGGGTCTGTCTGGTCTATCTACATAATCCGACATGAGAACATTTCCCATAGGATTGTCTTTTGTTGGCATGGAACATTCTTTACCCACATTATTGTATACATTTGTTGGTCGTATAACACCTTCTTTCACCATATTAGATTTTTCCATTATATAAAGAACACCGAGTGCGGTTGCACCTAAAACGAATATACGTGGATCACGTCGTATGAGGTATATTAAACACGTTGCATAAATGATAAAACGAGCAGTCGCGTTAACACGGTCTGCTGAAGATTGTGTCTTTGACGGCCAAAATTCGTGAACTTTGTCTACTCGAACCAATTGTTTTGGATCTTCAAACCAAGATGTCATTTATATATAGTGAGTTTATTTTTTCATCATACCACCCAACATACCCTGCATGGTTTTCATCAACGCGGCTTCATCGAGTTCACTTCCATCTTCACCCATTTTATCTGCACACTGTTTTGCAACTGTCTCAATCATGGAAAGTGTGTCTTCTGGGATCGAACTAATGGTTGTACCGAGCATGTAGAGCGTCTGAACATATTGCCAAATTGCACCTTTTGTATTCTCGGAAGCACTTCCCCAATGTTTTTCGAGGTTTACACCTTTCATAAAATCTAAATTCTTAGATTCTTCAATAAAAAATGATTCGTCTTTGGACGAAATCTTATCGGCATACGGGGTAACACCCTGCATAAACCCGTCTACAACTAAACGTGGGTTTGAAGCTTTCATTAAATCGAAAGCCGATAAACACTTTTTCAAGCCTTTTTCTTCTGGAAATGTCTTGTGTAATTCCACAAGAAATTGACCCATCATATCATTGAATGCGGTCACGGAAGTCATATTATACTGTAAATATGTATATTATCTTTAAGTCAGAAAATTAA